ACATCTTGTTCAAACGGATTGTAAAAAGCTCTAGCAGCACCTGGTCTAAAATAGTCTGCTGCTTGTCCAGTCATTTGTGTACCTAGTCCATACAGCCCTGTGCCTTGTCCAACCAAGCCTGTGCCTTGTCCATAAAGATCCTGTGCTCCAGCAAGAGCTCCTTGTCCTTGACGAGTAACACCAAGGCCTTCTTGTAACATTTGTCCACCTTGCTGTATGTATGGAGCAAAGCCACCAAGGCCACCAGCTAATTGTCTGGCTTGCATTTCAAAAGGATCTAATCCTGCTATTTGTCGAACAGGAATAGGTGTAGGTGTTCTAGCTAAACCAAACGCAGATTCCAAGAATCCACGGCGCATAGCATCAGCATACGGCTGTTCATATACAGCAGTAGTTGTATCTCCAGCAGCACTGCTGCCTGTTAAATAGTTTGGATTTATTGCCATTAGCCCATCCTCTCTGCGTTTTTCATTAAATTATATAAGTTTTTTGCACCTAAATTCTCAGTAGCTTTTCTAGTCATAACAAACTCACCTGGTTCTAGTCTCGCTAATGTTATGTCTCCAGGGCCATCATCTTTGCCAGCACCGTGTATGCCACCATGTTTCATTTCTGGTGGAGGCGCATTAGCATAAGCAACACCTGGCATTAATGCAGGTTGTATATTAAATACTCTGTAGTCAGGCATACTCCCTAGTCCTTGACTGCCGTACGCTTCCGCTCCAATTGGAACTTTTCGATCTTCTTTGTCTTTGTCCTTTAAGTAGTTGTATAAAAGCAATTGTCCTATAGGCGAGTTAGCAAAGTCCGTAATACCTCCGCCTACTCCTTGCATGATTCCTTGAGCTCTGCTTTTACCTCCTTTTCTGTCTACGCCTAAAAAACCTAGAATAGTATCTAAAATACTAGATCCTTCCGCATTGGCTATTAGGTCTTGCGTTGAGGGCAGAAACAAATCAGGATAAAGCTCTTTTGCTACGTCTTCATAGTCTGATGGTTCATCAAATAAACCACTATAAACATCTTTAAAGTCTACGCCAGGCTTGTAATCAAAATCTAAGTCAGTTACGTCATCAAACAAATAACTGTAATCTGTGTCATCACCAAACAAATTAGAAAGGTCAAGCGAGCCTATACCTGTATCGGGCATGCTTGGTGTTAAGTCTGTTACATCATCAAACAGGGAGCTGTAATCAGCGTCATCCCCTGTTAAAAGATCATCCATCCAACTAAAATCTATATCTGCCATAACTCTTCTATATTATCGTTTTTTCTATTCGTTGTCTTGTTTGTTTGAAGCCCCAAAATAAAAGGATATGATAGCACTTGCTAAGCCACCAAGGTAGCCTAATACAAGGTTTATCAAAGCCTCTGAGTTCTGCTCTGGGGGCTGGATGGTCACTAAAAATATATAGCCCATAAACCCCCCTACGACAGCTATACCTATTATTCTAGCCGTCCAATCTTTGCTGAACTTTCCTCTAGCATCTTGTACGTCTGCTGTTTCCAATGCAAACAAGTCTATGTCCAGTTTTTTCATCTGCACTTCAAAGTCAGCTTCTACTTTTTTTAATTGTGCCAGTTGCTCAGGACTAGCTGTTTCCATAGCTTTTTGTATTTTCTTTGGCTCAGGATCACATCCTAATACTTCTGAAATCATGTTTGCAGCCATACCACCCATAGGACCGCCTAGTGCTGTTCCTATGGTTGGTGCTACTGTTCCTACAAGACTTTTTAATATACCTAGTTTCATTAACACTTCCACCTTCTGCGCGCTTGCCTAATTCTTGAATTAGGATTATTTCTAGTTTTAGCAGAGCTTCTCTTTAATTGACCTAATGATCTTGCGCAATAAGATTTACGTCTTTTAGCTGCTTTGCTACCTTTCTTAACCTTACCTGTCACAGCTGTTTTAAGCTTAGAGCCAGGATTGGCTTTTCTGTAAGCACGTACGCCTTTCTTAGTCATACCAGCACCTTTCTTAGTAGGACGGTAGTTACCGCCTTTACCAGTGGTTCTGCGTATTGGTTTAGCTTTTTTTCGTGCCACGTCTTCTTCTCCTAGTTACTGTTCTTTTTCTGGCCGCAGGTTTTTTCTTCTTTACTATAGTACGAACATTAGTAGGTTTACCTCCTGGGTTACCTGCTGCTCTTTTTCTTTTTACTGCGCTTTTTCTTTGCGCTGCTGTCATACTTTTAGCTTTAGATCTCGGTACACATTTAGGGTACTTACGCTTACTGCCTTTAGCAGACTTTCTACCACATGCTTGGAACTTACCTTTTTTCTTGGGGGCACCTATGTCCACCCAATCGCCTTTAGGTCCCTTTCCAAACCATGCGGTTAGTCCGCCTTTAGGCTTAGCCATTATGCGTATTTACCTCCACGCTTTTTGTACTCTCTTACTAACCAACCATTAGCATACGCAGAAGGATAGACCTTAAACTTCTTTTTAGCTTCAGACTTTACTCTTGAATACAGAGCCTTATTAGTAGGCGTAGCCCCACTTTTCTTTTTAGTCTGTCTAGCGGATTTCTTTTTTGCAGTTCTTGTAGCCATTACTTTTTCTTCTTTCTTCTAAGTTTTTTAAAGTCTGCTCCTGTAATTTTGTTACGAGGCTTAGCTACTTTAGCTATCTTTTTTTGTCTTGGTGACAGTTTCTTTGCCATTGTTTTCTCCTATGATAATTTAGTTTTTTTCCTACGATTGTTGGCTACTGCGCCACAACCTTTACTTTGTACCATTGTCATGCCTGGCATGAATACGCCTCCAGCTTCCATCTTCGTAGCTGTCTTTGCTGCATTAGCAAAATCTTTTGCGCTTGGTGCACCTTTGTCACCTTTCTTTCTCATTTTGCGTCCTGACTTTCTTTTCTTATGTATATTTGCGTACAGACTCATTAAGGTCTCCTTAGTCTTTTCTTATAGTTTGACACATTTTTTGTTTTCTTTTTAGCTCTTTTAGCCATTCAACATTTTCTCCCTAAGCCTTACTGCTCGGTCTCCAACTTGAGTTGCCCATTTGCTATCCATCATTTCAACAGCTGCTGTTTCCCAATCTTCTTCTTGTACTGCAGCTAGAAACTTTTTAAATTTACTTAGTCTTGGATAACCTAAGTTAAAGCACATGTTAGCCATGACACGTTGTCTTGTATCGTTAAGTCCTCGCCACCACTCCATGTTTTTATCTAGCTCTGCGCAAACTATGTCTACGTCTGCATTTAAGCATTCTGTTACTCTTTCTTCTGATACAGGCGTACCCAAAGGTTTACCGTGTTCTTCGTCTTTTTCAGTTATCAAATGACCAACACCAAACGTAGGGTATCCAAGGTGGTCATTATAAATCTCATGAATAACACCTTCGTCCAACATAAGTTCTTCTAATAATCTAGCTCTGTCCATCATAGTATTGATATTGTTGTTGCTCCATTTGTTGATACGCTAATCTTTCCAAGAGAGGCTACACCTTCTACGCCATTCTCTGTTCCTGTGTAAAGATCGACCCATTGCTCACCTGTCCATAGCTGTAATTGATTTGTAGCTAAGTTCCAAATGATATCTCCTTTCTCAAATTGATTTTCGTTACGTTGTGTTTCGTTTACAGCAAGGGTTGAATCTACATCTACTTTATTAAGGCTAAGTTCTAAAACCCTAACTAATCGATTAAATGTTTCAGGAGATATTTCGCCTATAGCAATAGGTAGTTTTGTTTCTAGTATCTTAGCCATTACCTTCTGCCATTTGGTCTTAAATCTAGCCTAGTTGCACCTATCCTAAAACCTACACCAAGCCTAACTCCTACAGCGTTATCGTCATCAGACTCTATTCTAAGAGCTGCTTGCCTTGCTCTAAGTCTTGTATCTATTTTAGTGGTAGTTGCAGTGCACGTGCTGGTTACATCAGTTGTCAAACTTTCACCAGGAAAGTTTCTTTGTTTTAGCACAAAGTTTATTGTCTGATCTGAACCTCCGTCTCCTGTAAATTTAATATCAGGAATAATTCTACTAATTGATTGAAATTGGTCTCCGTTGCCTAATTCAAAGTCACTGGATTCTATAAAAACGTTATCCATAGGAGAACCGTCATCATCGTTACCTGTTTCATGATTGTATAAATAACCCACGTTGCTGGTCGTGTAAGTGGCCATAGGACTATCGAATATACCTTGATCTATCCATGCGCTTCTGGTGAGTTGACCTATCGTCCAAGTGTTATCTTCATAATTGTAAACCACGTATCGGTCTATAGCTGTAGCACTTCCTGAACAATAGAACCAGCCAACTTCATCAAATTCTTTATTTACAAAAGCGAAAACTTGAAAAGCTTGGCTTTCATTAAGGTCGCTAAACACGTAGTTTTGAACAGTGCACGGTATATCTTGCACAGAACCGTTGTACGTATAAAAACCTTTTTTATCCATCCAAAAAATACCTTTGGGCGTATTAACAGCTCCGTTTGGAGAAATAAGGCCTACACCTTCGTTTACTAAATTTATTCCAAATGTAAAAGGCTGGCCTATAAAGCTCATGGAATATAAAGCCGTGTCAGTCCAAATTAACGTTTCTTGTCTAGCTCTTAACGCTCCTATAATTTGAGAACCAGCGGACAAACGCAAAGACCCAGCTGTATTAGTAGATAACGGTTCCCACTCTGTAACGTTTTCTTGGTCACTCCAAGCGACCAGCATTGGATCTATATTTCCTGACCTAGAGCTGCCTGATATAGGGTCGGCTCCTAGACATATAACGTGTCTATCTACATCACTGACTAATACTTGTAACGCTTTTGTTGGTGTCAGGTTTGCTCCTGCTAAATCCGATAAAGCCACTGCTCTAGTGGTTCCTAAAGTAGCTGCGCTTATGTCGTAATAAAACACACCGCCCGCTCTGACGTTCATAACCAAATCTTCACCAAAATTATCGTGTGACCATAATCTTAATTGGTTAGCAGCTGTAATTGCTGTAGAGGATCCCCAAGCTCCTGCTCCCCACGTACCGACTCCCCAACCTGTAGATTCAACGTAAACGTCTAAGCCTACGTTAATTTGATAAGCACCAACAACAGAACTTCCTCCATTGCCTGTATCACTAGCATTTGCAGTTACAGTTGCGTCCGAAGTATCTTTTGCCGTAATCGTATAACTATTAGCATTAACAATAGTTGCTATTTGATATTCTTGATTTAATACTGCAGCGGTTATATTTCCGCCAAGCGTAGCTGCCCCAGAAAAAGTTACAAAATCATTTTGTTGTGCTCCATGAGCTGTGTCAGTTACTGTGAGTGTAGAACTTCCGTTAGTGGCTGAAAACGTAACGTCTCCTGCAGCGGTTGTTAATCTTATCGGTGTAATGTCATAAAAGTTATCGCCTTCTTTTAAATAATATTTCCAAGTAGCTCCTAAACCAAGATATTTAGTTAAGGATAAATCTACCCAAGCATGCAAAGCTCGAACGGTTGATTTATAAGTATTTGAAGTAGCTTTGGCCCAGCCACCTATTTTTTCTGGCAGTCCTTTACGAAATCTAACAAGATTAGCATTAAACCAGCCTCCACTATTAGAGTAGTCGGTTCCTTCTTGATTGATTCCTGGTCGAAATATAAATTTTTCTAGTGCCATTACTCATTTATATTAGCTTATCTATTCCCAAAGAAGCAGCTGTTAGACCATACAATCCCCACATAATATATTCAAGTCTTCTAAACTTAGCAGATCCTTCATCTAATCTTTTCTCTATATTTTCATAGCGAATAGCACACTCTTTTTCGTGTGTGCTTATTTGATGTATTGCGTCTTTAGCTGTAGCCATTATTTTTTCTTTTTAGGTCGGCCTCTTTTTTTCTTTTTAACTTTAACTGTTTTATATGCTTCGTTTACGTTAGGAGTAGACTTATCGTCTGCTACAAATTTGCCTTCTTCAGTTCTAGCTCTTACAGTTTTTTCTTCTACGCCTCTAACCTTTTGCCAAAACTTTTTTACAAAGTTGAAATAAGAGTCTGGTAGCCACCTCATTGTTTTGCCTCTTCTTCTTTTAAAACTTCGTCTGCTACTTCTTTTGTTGATTCAATCAAAGCATTTTCGTGAAACTGTAAAGACGGTAATAAATCATCTATTTCAAATTGATGATTACCAATTTTATTACGCAAACTAATTATATGTTTCTGATGATGTAACTGTTGTGGTGTTAAATCAGATACTTTTATTTCTTTATCGTCTATAAAGACTACGGCTTCTTCGGACATTATTGCACCTCCTTAGGTGATAGTTGTTGCGCATCCCAACAATTTAAGTTGGAAGCGATAGTTCGTCTTTCGCCTTCGCCTTTAAAGGGAAAAACCATGTGTTGTAACCAAGAAGGGAAAACCATTAGTTTTCCTACCTCTGGTGTTATTGTGACTAATTGTGCTGGTTTTAATCTTTCGGAATCCAGAGTTGATGTTTGTCCATAAGAAAACATAATACAGCCATCTGAATGTCCGCTTTCATTATATAAAGAGTACGTTGGTGAGGTAGCATTAGTTCTACCTATTTGCTCTGGAACTTTAGTCCAAGCGGTTGTAGATAAACCCATAACAGTTTTAGTGCCATGATCGTGTATTGGATTATAATCTCCATCGTAACTATGTACTGACCAAGTTTCGTCTGTTTCTACTTGTTTTGGTCCAATTACTTTATTACCAGCACTAGCATAGTAATTGATGTAATCTGCGCCAAGATTGCAAATAAACTGCGTATATTCTGCTAATCTTTCGTCTGTATGGTCCAGTAGTAATTGTTCACCTTGGTGTATTTGTCCAACCAACGTAGGTGCTAATGATTTGCGATCTTCTTTTTTTCTGTATTCGTCTATATAGTCGTTGACAGAATCAATCATACTTTCAGGCATAGTGGTTTCCATAACGTAAACCGCTGGCAAAGGTATCATTCTTACCTCTTGTTCTTGCATAGATTTATGGTTTGTATGCTTTTGCTTTTGTAACTGCTGCTTGGATTCCTGTTAAATCTTTAGAACCATAATCAGCAAATTCTAAGCCGTACTCTAAATAACCACTTGTGCGTAAAACCTTTTCTTGTTTTTCAGCGTTGGTTAAATCGTTTGCATACTCATTGCTATCATCTAATGTATTATCAATAACAGTAATCATACCGACCATTGCGTTATACATTTTATTTTTTTCATCAGCTGTTCTAGCCATATTATTCTCCGTTTAATTAACTTTCTAATGCTTCGATTCTAGCAGTCAAAGCATCTATTTTATCGTCAGCTTCTTGCAAAGCTTTAACTAGAATAGGTATTAAAGCTGCTTCTGCTAGTTCTTGCGCTCCATCTTCTCTAACATCCCAGAGCTTAAATCCATCTTTAATGCTACTGTCAGCATCTATAGCTGCTTTAACTTCTTGAGCTATAAAGCCGTGGTTAGTGTTAGAGTTTTTGAAGACTTCGGTTGAGTCAGCTTTATAGGCGTTAAAGGTTTCAGGTAATTCGCCAAGAGTCTTGTACTTGAAGGTACGGGGCTGTAAAGCATTGATGAAACTAAGACCTGCTGTAGAGTCTACGATGTCTTTCTTGTAGCGTTCGTCAGATACTGCTGCCCAAGTTGCTGTACCATGTGCAGCTCTAATTTCACTAGTGCTATACCCTAAAGTTGTATAATCACTAGCACCAGAAACATGAGCCCCTATGACATTACATCTGTTATTGCCAGATGCTCCAACATCAGCTCCATACCCTAAAACAGTATTTTCATCACCTGTTGTTATAGTATCACCAGCTGATGCTCCTAAAAAAGTATTCCCTACGCCTGAGGATACTGCTATACCAGAGTCAAATCCAACCGATGTATTAAAAGAGTCGGTAGATGTGGCAAAGTTTTGCACCTTTAAAGCACCAGCACCTATTGCAACTGATTTATTACCTTTGGTATCTCCACTTAAAGCTAAATAACCAAAAGCGGTGTTAAGGTCGGCATCATTAAGAGCGTCACCAGTAGCACTTCCTACTAAGGTGTTTTTTACTCCTGTGGTTATATTAGCACCAGCTGTGTAGCCCAACGCTGTGTTGTGAGAATCAGTTGCTGTTGTAAAGTTTTGGTCTTGTAACGCTAAATAACCAACAGCCGTTGATTTAGTACCTAAAGTGTCGCTACTTAATGCTCCATATCCTACTATCGTATTATTGTCTGAGTCTGTAAGAGCATCACCAGCTAGTCCGCCTATAATAACATTTGATTCTCCTGTCGTTACAGCATCACCCGCTTTATACCCTACTGCTACATTATAGTTATTGGTTACAGTAGTAAAATTTTGTGAATCTAATGCACCTGTTCCGATAGCTACGGCTCTACCGCCTTTTGTATCTGTGGTCAAAGCAAGATAGCCTATTGCTATATTATTGTTTCCTTCGGTTAAAGCATCTCCAGCTAGACCACCCATAATTGAGTTTTGTGCGCCTGTTGTCATGCCAGCACCCGCAGCATGACCAATTCCTATATTATAAGCATTTGCTGCGGTAGTATTGTTCTGAGCAAGCAAAGCTGCGTAACCTATAGCAACACTTCTACTTCCCAAAGTTTCAGAACCTAAAGCCGAGTAACCTACCGCTACGTTAAAGTCAGCGTCAGTCAAAGCGTCACCAGCAAGTCCGCCTATGATTGTATTATTTGTACCTGTGGTTATTAATGCACCAGCTGTAAAGCCTACCGCTACGTTATATGCGTCTGTAGATGTAGCAAAGTTTTGTGTTTTTAATGCTTGTGTTCCTAAAGCAACATTCCTATCGCCTAATGTGTCAGCAGATAGAGCCTCGTACCCAAAAGCGACATTGTTGTTTCCAGTGATTAAAGCATCGCCAGCAAGCCCTCCTACTAAAGTGTTTAAAGTACCTGTGGTTATTGCTTGACCAGCACCAAAGCCAATGCCGATGTTGTAGTTATTTGTTGCAGTAGTAAAGTTTTGAGTCAGTAAAGCATTTCTGCCAACTGCAACTGCACGACTACCTAATGTGTCTCCTCCTAAAGCCGATGTACCGACTGCTACATTATAGTCTGCATCAGTAAGAGCATCACCAGCAAGACCACCTATAATGGTGTTTTGAGTCCCTGTGGTTATTTGGTTTCCTGCATTATACCCTACAGCTGCATTATAATTGTCTGTGTTTGTTGCAAAGTTTTGAACTGAAAGCGCACCATAACCAAGAGCAACTGCATTGTCACCTTTGGTATCGCTAGATAAAGTGGCATATCCAAGAGAGGTATTTCTGACACCTGTGTCAAATGCATCGCCCGACAGTCCTCCTATTAAAGTGTTTAGATTACCACTCGTTAATGATGTTCCAGCAAGAGTGCCTATAGCTGTATTGTAGTTTTCTGCATCATTGTTAAGAGTCTTTAGTGCTTGATAGCCTACAGCAACAGAACTTTTACCTGTATCTTCGGTTGCAAGAGCCTCAAACCCAATAGCCACGTTCTTATCACCAGTAGTTATTGCTGTACCAGCTTCATCACCGACAACCACGTTGTAATTACCGCCAGATGCAATACTGTTACCAGCGTTGACACCAGCTCGGAAGTTACTTGTTCCAGCTGTAGATGTTTGTAATGTTCCTCCAGTCGATTGAATAATTAAGTCTCCAGTACTATTTATGCGGAGTGCTTCCGTTGTACTACCGCCACTAGGCTGTGTAAAAAAAGCTATGTCGGAACCAGTGGAGCTGTCGTATGTTAAAAATCTAGCTAAGTTTGTTGACCAATCAATTAGCAACCCTTCTGAGATACTAGCGCCCGCTGCACCATTTATTTCAATAGCTGCACTAGCAGTTAAAAGGCCATCTACATCTACAACATCAAGGTTTGCAGTTCCGTTGACATCTATAGAACCTTCTAAGTCTATATCACCATTTACAATAAGATCATCTGTAACTGTTAAATCATCTTCTACTTTCAGATCTACAACATTCAGACTAGCAAAAGCATCAACAACTGCTGCTCCTGAACCAGCACCATCCAAGTAAACTGCTTTAACATCTCCTGGAGGAATAGTTATGTTAGCTCCAGAACCTTGTGAAATTATTATGTTTTGAGAACCACTTGTGCCATTTTCTATGAATTGCATCCTTTTCATAGTGTTTGGTCCAATTGTAATCGTACAGGCCGAGTCTAGCGTTCCTGTATATTTAAGATACATAGCCCTACCAGCATCAGAACTACCGTCTGCTACTGTAGTAGTATGTGTATCTGCGTTAGTAGTGATTGCTTCTGTACCAAAGCCTAAAGCTTCTCCAATCAACTCCAAGTTGGTATTTGTACTTGTTCCCCAAGTTCCTGACTCATCACCAGTAGCTATTTCTTTTAATCTTAAATTATTTACATAAGTAGCCATTTATATCTCCGTTCAATTGATTATATTACCTTTCTTTTCTACTGTTAAGCAACTTCTTCCCATCCTGGATCTTGTGCATCGTTTACACCAGTCCAAGTTGGCTCTTGTGTATCAGTAACACCTGTCCAATTTGGATCTTGTGCATCGTCTATTGGTCCCCAAACCAGTATTTGACTTATCGCTCCTGTGGCTTCAACACCTGTTGGAATAACAACAGCAGCAGCGTCAACAGTTACCGTTCCAATTTCTCCTGTAGCTTCAACACCTGTGACACTAAATACGTTGTCTGTAACTGTGCTTACACTTCCTAACGCCGTAGTAGCTGAAACACCTGTAGGGAATACGTTAGCGTCACACGTTACTGTTTCATCGCCTAAGGCTATTGTAGAAGCCGTTCCTGAAACACCTGTTATTGCAGCTCCTGCAGTAATTACATTACCAAGTGCTGTTGTTCCTGCTACTCCTGTTACTGAAGTATTAGCTATACCTGTAGCTGTTAAAGAACCTATTCCGCCTGTGCTTGCTATTCCTGTCGGGAATACGTTTGCTGTTCCAAGAGCTGTTAAAGAGCCTACTCCACCTGTTCCAGTGACTCCTGTAGGGAATATGTTTGCTATTCCAGTAGCTGTTAAAGAGCCTACTCCACCTGTTCCAGCAACAGTTGTTGGAGTTACATTTGCTTGCCCTGTAGCTACAAGTGAGCCTATTCCTCCTGTTGCAGTTAAACCAGTGACAGATGTATTTGATGCTGCTGCAATAGTAAGTGATCCAAGACCACCTGTTCCAGCTACGCCTGTAGGGCTTATATTTGCTTGCCCTGTAACTGTAAGACTGCCTACAGCTCCTGTGCTAGATACCCCTGTTAATTCAACAGGTATAGGCTCGCCCCAAGGACCTGCGCCCCAGGCTCCGCGACCCCAGCCCGTAATGTCAGCCATAGGCTATTTTACGCTATTCTTATAACTGCGTTACTTGCGTCTGCTGTCGGAAATTGAATAGTAAAACTTCCTGCAGTTGATGTCTTATCTCCACCAAAATCAAACACCGCAACAGCTGGATCTCCAGAAGCTGTGTCATTAAATATCATGCACCCTCTAGCAGTAATCGTTGCTGTTCCAAATGTAAGATCGGCAAAATCTGTGAACGCTGTGGTTCCAGAAGATGTTGGATTGACATTTGTTAACGCTGCTCCTTTAGCAGTATAGTTCGTTCCAGTAGCTTCGTTCGTTGTTGTATACGCTGTAGTAGACGCACTCATTGTGGCACTACTGGTATATAAAGCTAAATTAAACGTGTTTCCGCCTGAAGCTTTAAAATTATGTACACCCTCTAAAAGTTCTTTTTTAAAAGAAGTGCACATTGCTTGTGTTATAGCCATTATAGTCTCCTAATAATATTAGCTAGGTCTTTTTGACCTTGTTTTTCTAACTCATTACATATTGTACAAACATGGTTTTTTACAGCCTCATTCATGTAATACGTAATTACTTTTTTGCATGCTTCCTTAAAAGCATGTGCTTGTGCCCTAATGGGTGCAGGGGCCGTGTCGCTAATGGATACTAATCTATTAGTAGCCATTTCTGCAACTTCATCTACAGTGTGCCCTCTGTGATTTGTTGTAGTAACGCTAAGATTACCAACTTCTGTTTCTGAATCAAGTGAAAACATTAATATTCCTCTGGTTCTGGTGGTAGATCATTTCTATCTATCATTCCAATAAACTGTTGTTCTTCTTTTATTATATCAGACCATTTACATACACTCATCCTACCTTTGTCCATGTATGTTACAACGGGGTCTTCTAACCTATGGTAGCCGTATAACTTTTCTTTTGTAGGAACATCTGTCTCAAGTAAATTAGATCTAGGAGCGACAGATACTTCTATGTTGTTTTCCATACACTTTGCCAACCAAAATTCACAGCAAGCCTTGCCTGACTCTGCAAAGTGCATGTTGGTTTTATAAGTAAAGTCTACGCCAAAAACTGTTAAATGACTTACTTTGTTCCATAAAGCAAAAGCTATAGCGTAAGCAACTGTATTATTAAAGTAAGCGCATCCAAGATCACCTATTAAAGGGCCCAACGGAAACTCCTCTGCAGCTGGTACACGCTTGTCCAGCTCGCATGTATAAATAGGATAGTCTATCTGTGGTAGATACTTTCGCATAATCTGAGTCATGCTACCTGCGTCTTCTGTATCTAAAAATCGAGACATAGGATCTAGTATAAAAGCTCTGTCCACCTCTGGTAGCACACTAACCATAGCGTTTATGGCCCACACTTCATCAAACGCTAAACTGTGTGTCCTGGACAAATGATAATCTATTTGACTTTGACCCATTGCTACAAGCGCAATGTTCTTACCTTCCAATTCTGGAAGTGGCTCTTTGAGCATTAGGTGACAGGAATACGAACTTGGTCGTACCTATACTGACTTTGTGTTCCTGCTCCCTCTGCAGTATTTTTTAATCTTGCCAGAGCGTCCTCGAACCTCTGATTGTATAAAGCTGTTTCTGCTGGATCCATTTTTAAGAAGATAGATGCTTCGGTCAAACAAGCATACAGCAAAGCTATAGAGGCATTTTCAGATAGCCATGTTTGACCACTATCTCCAGCTGCAGTTAAAGAAGCTGGTCTATAAAAATAGTGTAGTTCAAATGTGTAATTGCTATCAGGGGTAGGTGCGATAATAAAACTGTCGCTATCAAATTCTGCATAATACTTTGGTCTTCCTGTTACAGCTCCTGTCGTGGTTGGTTTGTACGACCTCATAAAGCTAACTTGTTTTAAATTAAGGTAGTGATATGTATCGCTATCTATTACAGCCAAACTAAACGGAGCTAAAAAATCTGTAGGCATGCCTAAATAAGGTGTGCCAGAACTAGCTGTTCCAGTTACGTTCTTTTTAAAGTTGTCTAACCAAACACCTTTTAAAATTCTTTCTTCGGCTTGTTCAATTATTATATTTAAGTTGTTTACAAACGTTGTTTCAGAAGTATCTACATAATCCTGTATCGCTGTTTTTAATGAACTGTATGTAAATCCTGCCATTATACTGGTCCCGCTGTTACGCTATCTCCGCCACCTGTTACATCACCTGTAGTGGCTGTTCCTGTAGATGTAAACTTATATTCGTTAGCATCTACTACAGTTATTGTATATCCACTTGCTGCTTCAAGTACAGTAGTCGTAACGCCATCAACAGCTTCTGTATCTCTAAATCTTACTGTATCTCCAGTAGTTCTGCCATGTTTAAATTCTGTAACGGATATAACTGTGTTTGCTCCAGCGTCTCCTGTTCTAAAAGGATTCAATGGCAATAACGTTTGAGCAAGCCCTACTGTGCAATCTACTCCGCCACCCCGTCCTCCTGACGTGCCTGTACCTGATGTAGCGGTAAAGGTGTATGTGTTGTTGTAATAATTTAACAAGTCATCTGTAGGATTAGCTGTAACGGTTATTGAGTAGCCATCAGGGTCTTCTATAACGCTGCTGGTAAACCCATCAAACGCATCTACGTTTCTAAATCTAACTTTATCTCCTGTGCTTCTGCCATGATTGTCTTCAAACACTGTTATTACTGCACTACCTTGTGTTGTAAGGAATGGATTGTTTACAAGAAGACTTTGAGCAGAAGGCTCGGTTCTGTCTGGTCTAGGATTTAATAAAGCCTGTGGATCTGCACCAACAGGGGGTGCTTCTAGTTGAGGTTGCTTAGGATCAAAACATTCTGGGCACGTTTTAAATCCATCCCATTGTTCTTGCAATTGGTGTAAACGATACCTTTGTCCGCAGGTGTCGCAGATTCCGTAAGCTCGTTTACCTGATGCAAATGCCATATCATATTATAAGTCTAGGAGGTAAGAATTTAGAACTAACAGAATCTATATCTTCACTAGCTGCTCTGTCCCATTCTTCGTCATAAACTGATTTTAATAACTGTATCCTATCTGGAGCTCTTTTCATCGCTATGTAATAAGCAAGTCCTGCTGTCATACAAGGCAAAAATCTAAATACCACTTCCATGTTATTTGTGTAGTCCCCTGCATCTTGCATTCTTGTCAGTGCATAGTATTTGATTACATCAGTAGAGTTTTCTGGTGTAGGGTACAAATAAAGTTTTGGTGTGATGTGTCTTTCTAAGAAAAATTGAGTAGGCCTAGCTTGGTCAGTTTTGTTAGGGGTATAAAGATAATCTGACCTACTCAACCTCGACATTTGAAAATCTGTGCTATCACGAGTAATAACAGCAGAAGTTATGTCTATAATATCTGTTCCAAGACTTACTTCATTAGTTCCCTTAGTAACCGTAAAACTATGCTCAGCAATAAGCCATTGATTCAATCCTCTGTTTGCCCACTCAGCGATCATAATATTTAGTGAGCGTCTTGCTGTTTCTAAATCGTATCCTGTGCGTAACTCAAGACCGCATCTTTCGTATGCTTCTTCTATAAGTTCATCAATACTAAGATTGAATGATGTTGTTCCTGATGTCGCCATTATTCTTCCTCTGCGTATAGATTATCAAATATTCTATTAACATCCAACGTATAATCTAAATCAGACTTAGAATAATGTATGTGCGCTGATGGTTTAAAATCAGGAGCTCCTTGTCCTGTTTCAAACCAAGCTGGATGTGTAACTCTGACACGGTTGTTTGGTAAAGCAACTATGTTACCTGTCCACGGCCCCGCATCTAACAATTCCATAACATGACTTTGTTTGTGTTGTGCAGGGTCATCTGCAATTTCATTCTCTGCGTAGTCTACTGTAAACAAGTATTTAGCTGGGTACATTTCTCCCCCTATTTTAGCTAACCAAGGACATGGTGTTGCCCTATCTATAACGTAAACTGCATGATTATGAGAGGAGCAGTCCCAAGGTTGAGCATCATGTACAGCCATAGGTTCTGGCCATTCAACAAATGGCGTGTCTCCTACTAAAGCAGTAATAGGCATTCTTGCCCACATTGCACCGCCGTACACGTTTTCCATTCCTTGTTCTTCTTGTTCTTCGGAAGGAACACCTGTAAAAATAATTTGAAAACTAAGACATCTACAAGGCATTGTTGTGACACCCACGGCCATGGCGTGTAAAAACTCGCCATGAAACCGTTCGTGGTTGTGAGTGTACTCTTTCCTTACCCAACACTTAAAGTGGGGTATGTTGCTATGTAGGTAGGCCACTTAGGGCTTTCCGCCTTTTTTCCCGCCTTTTTTATTACCTTTGGTATTCATAGCGATTACACCGCCCATTCTATAACCTTTGGTTGACATTTGACCGCCAGCGACTTTACCGCCTACTTTGTAGCCTTTGCTAGTCACACCGCCAGCTTTCATGCCTTTGGTTTTCATCTTACCGCCTTGAGCGTAACCTTTAGTCTTTTTAAACATATCTAATCCTTAATTGTAGTATGCAACAAAAAAGTCGCAGTTAGTCAAAGCTACATAAGCTCCTTCTGTAAAACGACAGCCCATGCCTGGTATGTAGTGATCGAAAGATTCGTTCGCTGCAGAACCAAACTTAAACTGAGCTATTATCCTAGTGCCACTAGCACTTGTACCATCATAAATAATGATTTGTGCATCAGCAGCACTAGATTGAGCTTGTACAGACTGTATTCTTACTGAGCCTAAATTAGTAGCAGTTCCAGCTCCTGATGCTCCAATGTAACCTTGAAGCTGTCCTGAGCTAGTTAAAGGAACGGATGCTTTTACATCTGAACTCATATTAGTCTCCGATTAATCGTCAGCAAATGGTGTAACTAAAGTTCCTGAACCTAAAATAATACCTTCAACAGCATACTTCGCAGAAGCCATTGCAGTGACTTTTACGATACTGCCAGCAAGTCCGCCTTTTGTAGTTCCATTCATAGTAATTACATCATTCGTAGCACCAGATATAAAAGTTTTACCTGTTGCATTGTTAACGCCTGTGTAAAGACCTCCAACAAACTTATCTGTTCCATCTGTTTTAATATCCATATCTGTAGCTGCAGTTTCTACTACAAAGAAGAAACTAGCTCCTATGTTATTAAGTTGGTTTGGATCAGTAGAGTCGCTTGGAGTGGTAGCTACAATTGAAGGTAAAGTAAATTTACCATCTGCATCATTACAAGTAAGAATTTTACCTGCGTGTGCTGCTACTGTAAGTGTAGTGTCGGCTGTTAAGCTAACAAAAGCTGAACTACCTGCTGAAATAAATCCAGCCAAAGATTTGACTGGTCCTGAAAATGTTGATTTAGCCATATTTTTCTCCTAACTAAATGTGTTACACCATCTTGGAGTAAGTCTGCCGAGTCAGTTGGTATAACAAATTATCTCGGTATGAGATTATCGTATCAGAAAAAAATAGGGTTGTGTAGAAAAAGATAAGGTTGCTGGGTTGAGTAAGAAACCCCCAGCTGGGTTCCATATACTAAGTTAGTCTTACGCTCCTGGGCTACCAAAGACGCAACGTGGGTCCGAGAACCCAAAGCTGTATCTTTCTCTAGCTTTATACCTAACGTTACCTGTATCGAAATCAGCTTCCATTGAAGTTCTGATTGGTGAACGGTTAAACATTTTGAAACCGTTCGGTGCATCAGTCTTAATGAAAAAAGCATCGGTGTCAGTCAGATAGTGATTAACTGTATAACCCTCAGGGATCATACCCATGTTTCTCATGGCGTTAATATCATTATCAGACGTAGCAACTCTGCCTGGAGATTCCAATATCCTATCAGCTACGAATTGTAGTTCTTTAGGAATGATTAATTTCGTTCCTTGTAGAGCTACTTTCAAACCACGTTCGTCAGTGAATGCTGCAATATCAATCAGTGCTTGTTCAAGTGAAGTTTCACTCAGATCAGCAGATGTTGAAAGTTCATTGCTCAAGTTAGGACCACCTACAGTTGGGTGATCTGTTGCGCAAAGTTCTTTTCCATCGCCTCCTGGGAAGCTTGAATTGAACGCATTGTTTAATACAGCTGCAGCCTTGACTTGTTTAGTGTTTGACATACTTCTTGCAAGCGCACGAGTGTATCTAGCCGACAGTCTGTCGTATAGATTATCCTCTACTGCTTCTTCTGTGATGCTAAACGCTAAAGCTATGGTTTCGTGGGTATAACGTGACGTGAAAGCCTCTTGGGCTGAATCAAACGCTACGCCAGCTCCTTCTGATTTAACGGGTGCTTGGTCAAAGCCTGTTAGCATTACTTCTTCTTCAAAAGCACGATCAGAATTTTCAACGTCAAAAATTTCTTCATGTTCGTTTTCATATCTGTCGTACTCAAGACCAAATAATGCGTTTAAGCCTGGAAGTAATTCTTTGACTAATTGTCCTCTAGAAATTGCCATTTAATTTACTCCTTATGTTCCAGCTACGGCACCTTTATAAGCATGCTCATTAATCAATACGACTAAGTTTGCATTATCTGCTGTAAGGTCTCCGTTAACTTCATCTTGAACTACGCCCACAACTTTTAGCTGAAGTGCTGCGGTTGTCGCTAGTGAACTAGAGTCGAGCTCGCGAGTAGACACGCCAGTTGTTGTACTTCCACCAATACCATCAGTATCAGCATTTCTGCCGATAGCTGCTTGGCCTGAAGAACCATCCGCTTGGACAACAAACAATTGATTAGGATCGTCATAGATATAAGCTTCTATGTCTCCGCTACCAAGTGCCGTTGTAGATGCTGGATAGTAATTCTTAAAAGTGGGAGTTCCGTCAGTAGCTGTATAAAAAACATGTGAAAACACACCAACTAAGTTTGCAGAACTAGCTGCAGCTCTTTCGATGTATCCACCGTTGAATATAGTTAAGTCACCTTGATAGATGTCTGAACCATATCCAGAGGTATTAATGTTATATTTATTAGCTTCTTGAACGGCTGAACCGACATTGAGTCCTTTGTAAGGTCTTAGACCAAAGGCTTTATCTACATTTGCCATATTCTTCTCTCTAATTTACAAGAATTAATATAAAGAACTCTTAGTTGTTTGACGAACCTTGAGTTCCACCAATTGTTACGCGCGACTGTCTTTCTGGTCTACTTATAGACATGCTAGGGTGTGTACCATCTTTCATCATATCGTTATCTACAGCATCCATCTGGCTTTGCGTTTTATTTGCAAAGTATTCAGATCTTTCCTGTACAGTTTCAATAGGAATCCTACATAGTATTAAACCACCAACGCCTATAACACCCTCAAACTTACCATCATCGATTGTCGGAGATTCAAAGTCAGGATATTCATCTGCTCTCACAGGTTCCCATCCTTCCCTCATCTTAGACATGACATTCTTACGATCATCTTGTCCTCTGATTTCTAATCTCACCCAACGATGAACATAACCTTCGGGAGGTGTAGGTGCGTCCAAAGCAGATGGGGGAGCCCATGGTTTTCTCGCTACTTGCTTTTCGCGAGTCTGGGCTTCGCGTGGTTGACGATTTTCGTCAGTCTTTTTATTATTTTCAGTCATTTACGTTGCTCCACGTTATTCAACATATTTCGCGTACTCTTCTAAAGGCACACCCAATTTATTTGCTATTGCAACCTGTGAGGGTGTGAGTCTCACAGTTTTGCGCCCTGGTTTTGCACTTCGCTTCGCTGGTGCAACCGTCTGAGCGGGTTGGCTCGTTTGAGTTTCTTCTTCGTTAAACTTATGAGGAAACTCTTTTCGAATCCTGTTATTTATCTCACTATAATATTCATCGCTTGTTGGGTCAAACCCTTCTGACAATAAATCTTCGTGAAAAGCAAAAGAGGTCATGGTCATAGCCTTGTCATTTCCGAACCAAGGATTCTCTTCTGCCCATGCTTGAGCTTTAGGATCTGGTTCAGAATATTCTTGAGGCTGTGGTGCTGGTCCTCTTGGTATATCTTGTGTTACCTGTTTTGTTTGCGCTGCTTTTGCAGTGCGCTCTTGATTCAAAGCTTGTACACGTTGAGCTTCAACAGCAAGAGCTGCTAGTTTTTGTTGTGCGTTCGTCTGTGCATCGATGTCTGCTTCTTCGTTTGCTTTTCTTAAAAGATTCTTTGTTGCTTCGGTTTCAGCTGAAATCCTATTGGCCTCAGCTACGATGTAGTTACTATCTAAATTTGTTTTTTGTTGTGTTAATGTTTCGTTTTCTCTTTTTACGTTTTCTGCAAATTGCGTTGCTGCTTGCTCTCTTCGTTCGGCTTCCCTTAGTTTGGCAGTTAACTTATCGATACGTTTCTTTACACTTTTACTGTATTCTTCGTGATCGTCAGTTTTCGCTTCTTCGGGTTGAGGTTCTGGCTCTGGTATTACTTCCGCAGCTCCTTCGTCACCTAGTATAGGTTTTTCAGGTTGTTGCGGATCAATAGGTAAAGCTCCACCTTCGTCTATGTCAACATCCACCTCAGGACCAGTATCATCTAACTGTACTGTTTCTTCGGCTGCGTTCATATTTAGTTTATGCTCAGGCATGGTCATTCTCCATGGTTATTAAAATTGATGCAGAATTGCTTCTGGGTCTGGAACCGTTGCGATAATTTCATCATCATTCAACAGTTTTATTTCTCCGCCCTCGATTTGTATCCTTGATCCTGAGTATCTTCCAATCAATACCCAGTCTCCTGGTTTGCACCAAGGGCCAGTAGAAAATCTTTCTCCATCGTACGCTTGTGGTCCGACTTTTAGTACATAACCAAGCAGCGTTCCTATTTGCTGTCTTTCACGAGTCTCACTCGTTAGAACAATGCCTCCTTCGGTTTGTCCTTGGCCTTTGTACGGTAATATCATAATCCTCCACCCTGTTGGTGAAGGCAATTGGTCTAGTAGTTTTGAATCCAGTTTATCGGGATCTAGCGTAGTGGCATCACTTTCTTTTTTACCTGACTGGTAGGCTTTTTCTAAAGCAGACTTTTCTTCTGCGTCTTTTTTCCATTTCTCTTCCATGGCTAAAGTGCTTGGATTAGGCATCATATATCTCCTGATTTTTCATTAGTTGTCGAATTTCTTCGCGAACGTAGTTTAACGCCTCGATTTGACCAGTAAGATTCTTATAATGCTCCCAATCTTTGGTTTCGCCGTTTGAGAGTATTTGTTGAAGTTGCTGTTCTTTTTCATCTATGGCGCGCAATGCAGCGGTCGCGAATTGTAGTAAATCTATGTCGTTCCTCCAATTAAATAAGGGTTAGGGGTGTAGGCTGTAGGGACGGGTATAGATGTTATACCTCCCATGTCTGGTACGCCAGCAGCACCGTATGGATCACTTTGGTACTGTCCACTTACGTACGGGTTATAGCCTACGGCTGGTTGCCCAACCATGTAGTTCTGTGTCATTTCAGCAGTTTGTTTCTGTCTTTCTGCTTCGGCGGCGGCAGCAGCTTCGGCTGCGGCAGTTTGCTCAGCTTGCATACTTGCTATGAGCTCTTGTAGCTGAGTCATGAAATCTGGTTGTTGAGTCTCTGTGCCTGTTCCGCCTGTATCGGTTCCTTGCCCTGCAAGAATATTGTCATAATATTCTTTGTTGCTTTCGTAGTCTTCTTTAGTTCCGCTAATCCAACCTGGAGGAGCTGTGTAGCCTCCTGAATTGGTTCTGTAAATTTGCCCTGTTGAAGGATTGTAATAATCTACTATAGCCATGGTGTTCATAGATCCTTCTGGGGGAGGTATAAAACCTTCACCGCTATAATAGTTTTCTCCACCAAATCCAAAAGGATTTTTACTCTCTTCGCGTTCTGCATTATCTATTGCGTCTCTAAGTCCCGAAGTAGCAGTCATATCGTCCAGGTTCAATATAGTATCGTCCGTGGTCGGTTGACCGTTGCCCACGGCTGCGTCAACGGCTGCTTGCACTGGATCAGATTTCGCCAGTTCTTTTTCTACAACTGTTTTGTCTCCTTCTGCAGCAGCTACAGCAGCAGCTACGGCTTTATCAATGTCGCTTTCTTCGGTAGCCGTTGTTCCAATAGAGTCTATAATTTTTTTAACAACATCTACATTTGAAGGCTCTTCTTCCAGTTGATCTTCAAAACCGTCACCGCTATATCCTGTAGCAATGCCTGATACAGGATCGTCTCTTACTAAATCTTTTTCTACAGGTTGTTTTGTAGCAGCTAAAGCTGCTTTTACCGCCTCTTTCATAGTCTCAAAAGAAGGGGTCTCTGACGAATAGCTTGGTGACATGGGTGACTCATCAGAGACTAAAGTAATTGGCTCATCTTCCATCATGGAAATGCCACTTGTTCCTAAAGGTCCTAGATCGGAGGATATGTTTGATCCAATCATTGATGTCTTTGGTGTGCCATCTTCATTACGTAGCCCTTGCTTTACTTGAAGTTGTTTAATTACATCTACAAGATCAAAATCGTTTTGTTCTTCCTGTTCAGGCGTAAGATCACCTAACTCAGAAAACATTTGAGTAGCAGTTTTTTTATTACCAAATCCTCCAGTGCCTCCAGTAGCGGTTTCTACAGCTTTTGTAACAGGATCTGGTTTAAATATTTCTCCTGCTTTATTTGCTTCAAGTCTAGCCTCTATTTCTGCGATTTCTTCAGGGGTGTTATAAACATTAGGTTGGCCTGAAACACCACTTGGTATTGCGGTTTTTATAGCTTCTTCTACAGCTACATTTGGCTCTACATAACCTGTTGCGCCAAGCGGTGATTTCGTAAGATCAGCAGCTTGTTCCATAGCAGGGGTAGTTGCTCCTGGTTTTACTTTCCAAGTCATTGAGTTACGATCAAAAGTAAAGTTACCTGACAGGATTGCTTCATTAATTGAGTTATACCCTTGTGCCATCCACCAAGGTGGTAGTGGTACACTCGGTTTGATTTCGCTAGTCTTTGTAAGATCAGGTTGTGGACTACTTTCTAGAGCAGCAAGGTCTATCTTGGGCATTCCTTCTCTGTCAAAAGCTAATGATGGTAGTCCTAGTCTCATTTTTTCTTCTCTCTATCCGCTGCCACTTTCATAGCTGCTATGTCTTCTTGAGATTTTAACTTCTCTTCTTCAGATTGGTCTTTCTGTTTAAGCTTCGCTTTATCCAGTTTGATCCTCTCCTCTGCAATCATTCTATCATCTTCGTTTTCTTTTGCACGTATTGCAAGCTCTTGTTGTTTCAGTGCTACTACGCCATCATCAGTAGATAGGACTTTTTCGAGTCTAGGCATAATCTCTTGCATTAGCTCTAATTCCAACTGTGCCTTCAAAGCTTCTTTTGCAGGGTTAGGTGGGGGTGGCATCATCATTCCTCCTTGCTGCATAGCTGGTATTTGTTGTTGCATCGGTTGTGGTTGATCTGGCATTTGTTCATTAGCTTGGTTCTGTGCTTCTAATGATATGTGTTGGAATATGTGCGACACCATCATAGGCACTGCTGCAGGGTTTGTCATACCTGCGCCAGACTCTAAGAATGATAAGTGCACCTCTATGTGTATCTGATGCGCCTGGTCAGGGAATGCCATGAGAGGTGCACCCATTAATGCTGCGCTGTTTTCGCTTGCTGGATCCATAGGAACGGGTGGGGGCGGATCAGGTGCGAACAACGCTTCAATATTTTCAGTGCCTAAGGCTTGATACATTCTTCTGTATGATTCTTTGATATTGTGTATTTGTGGATTACTTTGTACTAACTGTAACTCTTGTTGTGCCAGTGTAATACGTTGGCTCATTGAGAAGAAGTTAGGATCACTCACAGGTATCACATCTACTCTGTTATCAAAGTCTGCTTGTTTAATTTGCTGGTCTCCGCCTATAACTTGGTATGGATATACAGGTGGTAGATACTCTGCAAACAATCTAGACAGTATTTTAAATTCTGTTTTCTGTGCGTAGTGTAATCTTTTGTGAACTGCGGACATGACTCTTGTGCCTTGTTCTAACAAAGCCATGGTCGTTCCAACAGGAAGTTCTTGGTTGC